CACCCCCATCACATAGCCGTGCATCGGATCCGGCAGCGACCACACCTCCAGATTCACGACCTGAACTCCACAACCCTCGGCATCACAGAATGCAGATAACCAACCTGACCACGCCGGCAGACAGCCCCAAGAGCCTCCAACATGTCCAGATCAAACACAGGATTACCCGACTTCACAAACGCTTCCTCAGGCGTAGTCGGATACTCCTGAGCGAGTTGCCACGGCAACATCGACTGCTGCTTCTCCTCATACCACGACTCGTCCCGATCCTCCGTCGCAGACCACGGAAAGAACATCGGAGCAAACTTGTTGTTCGACGCCGTAGCACCAACCCACAGATTGTGGAAGAAGTTGCCGGAACCATTCGCAGTAGACAAACCGATGATGCGACCACCCACATCCGCCACCGGCTCAATAGAAGACCACGCCTCCTCAGGGTTCGGTAGGAACGCCCACTCGTCGACCACGATCAACGTGGCGGACTCGCCACGAGCCGGATCCGACGCAGACGGCATCGACGTGATCTGTGACCCATTCTCGAACAGCATACGCTGCTGATGCTCAACCATCGACTTCGGACCACGATCCACCATCCACAACGGCAGATGCGAAAACCCGTACTTCGTCTTCCGCAACAACAACACCGCTTCACGCTCCGTGCGAGACAGATCAATGATGTTCTGATCCGGGTGGAAGAACGCCAACCAGAACTGGTGCGCCGACACCAGGGTCGTCCACCCGATCTGCCGGGCCTTCAACGTCAGAGAATAACGGTTGGTGGCCCAATGCTCCAAAGCGAAAGACTGAGCGTTCCTGAGATCAAACAGTATTCGACCATGAGCAGGATGAGCAATATTCCAATACTGATGTAGGAAATACGACTCATCTCGGGCACAACGCCGCCACTCCATCTCCTGGCGGAGTTCTCCTAAACGCGACATTCACTCCGCCGTACCATTCAACTCCGGCATGTCGACAAGACGCAACTTCGGAGTCCACTCATTACGCCACGTCGAAGGAGAATGATTGTCCTCCACAGCAGCCTTCATCGCCTCATCCCGATACATGCGGACCACATGGTAGCAAGGCTCCCCCCCGTCCCACAACTCCTCGTCCTCCTCGGCTGTGGTCGGAGCCCCATCATGGAGAGCGCACACCGGAGGGCCACAGAACCCCTCACGGATCCCCTGCGCCATCCACTGGTTGAAAACGTCCTCCCGTGGACGGATGTAATGCTCAGTCACAATGCCTCCCTAAAACCTGAACAGTTCCTGCAAGATTCTTCCCACAGTCAACACTACGATAGCACACAGGAATACACCCAGGGCGATCCCCAGGATCGCCGCAACATCAACTACCCGCAAGCGTCGCACGATTCCGGGCTCTCCAAGCCGCACACCTCGATAGGTGTCTCATCATGGAACGGATTCCCCAACAGGTCTAACATGGGACGCTCTCCGAATGCCTCATCACGCCAATCCTGGTTCTCATCTCCTGGCAACACTTTCCCACCCAACAAGGGGCTCCTTTCATGTGCATCGCGTACACCTCACGACGCACCTTAGCACGCTCCGCTGATCGCTCGGCCCGGAGCTCGGTCAGCATCCGCCGGCGCCTCACATGCGTCACTGAGATGCCAACGCAGCGCCACCACCCAAGATCAGTGGGACCATAGGTGAACCTACCCCCGAAGCCGCAGCACCACCCGCCAAGAGAAGCATCGCCACCTTCGCCTGGTCTTCTGGAGGCATCGCCTGCACCTGCTGCATCACGGTCTGTCCAACCTGGGCATGCGGCAACGTACCCGCTCCCGCACCGCCCAGGGCAGCCGTTATGGCGCCCCATATCGACGCCATCGTCGATTCGGGATTCAGAACATCCTCGTTGTCCCTACGGATCTTCTCAATCCACTCCTTGCCACGCCTACGTTCCTCATCAGACATCGGAGAAGGCGGCTCATAATCAGGCACAGGCCCCTCAGGAGCCGCCCTCCCGATCCGGCCAGGCTCACCAGAAGCCATGTGAGTCATCAACGCCTGCATCGTCGGCGCCATCGCACCCATCGCAACCGTATCAGGAGGAAGATCAGGCAACGGATTCAAATGCTGCGCGCCATACTTCTCCAACGCCGCCTTACGAGCCGCAGGATCAGCCAAATCCCAAACGTCAACCGGCGGCGGAGGCGGCGGCGGTTGCATCTTTCGGATCTCCTCCTCTATCGCCTCAATAGCGTCCAACAGTTCATCCAACTCCTGGTTATACAGAGTATTCGGAGAATCCGGCTTCAACTTCTCATACCGGTCAATCAAAGTCACACGCTGCTTCTGCAACCGCTTCAACCTCAGACTACTGACATTGCCGATCCCGCCCATCATCTCAGCGGCAGTCTCCCTCGGATCCGGCACCGGCAACGACACAGACCGATCAGGCTTCGAGCTCTGCGGATTCGGCCCATGCTGAGAAACGACACTAATCGTCATCAGACACCGACACATCCCGGAACTCGGCCACCAGGGACTCCAACTCGTCAGCCAACTCGGCATCCGACAAACCAGAAGCAGCACGCTCATCATC